CTGTGAGCCAGACCCCTCCGCACCGGGCTATATCGCCTACGCTGATCTAACTGAAGCCGATGTGCTTGGTTGGGTCTACAACAGCTTGATCGAAGGTGATGAAACCGCCGATGAAGCCAAAGCGCGTATCGAAGCAAACCGCACTGGTAAAGTGCAGGGCCAGATCGACCGTGCAAACACAACCGCTTCAGGAACCCCTTGGAGCTAACCTCAACTCAAAGATAGGAGATCACGATGGCTGAGAAACAAACAAAAACCATTTCGATCAACGGCACAGAATACACTGAAGACCAACTGACGGGTCAGCAGAAGGTGATGATTAACCACATAGCCGATCTGGATCGCAAGATTGGATCGACTCAGTTTAATCTGGACCAACTGCAAGTCGGCAAACAAGCCTTTATGGATATGCTGACAGCTTCGCTTGAAGCAGAGCCAGCGGAAGATACACCAGAAGAGTAATAAGGTAGGTTCTAATGTCCCGTGATCTAAGTAACATTACAATAGAGAATATCTCTGCTGATGTCGTATATCCATTCTTTGCGACAGAGCTAAGGTTTGATAACAACATCATTCGTATGTGGACAGGTCAGGGGACATTAGTTCTTGTAGATGGAACTGAATGGATTGGCCTTGGTCAACTCTTAGACATTTCATCTATCGAAGAGACCTCAGAGATGTCCGTAAAGGGTGCTACAATTACCCTCAGCGGTATTCCCTCGGAGCTACTATCTTTAGCCCTGAGTACCCCTTACCAAGGTCGTATCGCTAAGATTTACTTTGGTACATTCCAGAAGGGTAGCCTACTCCAAGAGACAGGTAACTACATTCTCCTACAGGATGGCTCTAAGATTAACCTTGAGAGTATGGCTGCGGGTTTTAACGAGCTATTCTCAGGTTACATGGATCAGATGAACATCGAAGAAGCTGGAGATACAGCTACTATTGAGATGGCTGTTGAGAACAAACTTATTGACCTTGAGAGAGCTAGAGTAGCTCGTTTTACCTCTGGTTATCAGAAGTCAGTTTACCCCGGTGATCTTGGGTGTGACTTTATTGAAGACCTACAAGACAAGAAGATTTCTTGGGGTCGGGCAGAAAGTAATGGTTAAGTATCAACAAGAGTTTCTAAGTCAGGTTGAGCTTGATATACAATACTTGATAGAACTGCATTGGTCTGAGATAGCCCTTAATCAAGATAACATAAAGTTGAACCCTGACTGGTCAGCGTATCATAGCTTAGAAGAACATGGTAAGCTAAAGATATTTACAGCTAGAGATGGCGACAGACTTGTTGGTTACTTTGTCGTTATCGTAGGTAATAACATCCACTATAAAGACCATCTGTTTGCAACCAATGATATTATCTATATGCACAAGGATTACCGTAAGGGTTTTGCTGGCATTAGGTTAATTAAGTTTGCTGAAAGACACCTTAAAGACGATGGTGTTTCTGTCCTGACGATTAACACTAAGATACACCAACCTTTTGATGCAGTCCTTGAGAGACTTAAGTTTAATATGGTTGAACGTGTGTACTCTAAATACCTTGGGGGTAAATAATCATGGCTGTATCTGCTGTTGTAGCTTTAGCTTCCACTGCCGCAACAGCGGTTACTGTGGGCCTTACCACAAGTTTTATAACTGCGTTTGCCGTAAACTTTGCCCTTGGTGCTGCACTTAAGGCACTCACACCCAAGCCTTCTATTGGTGGTATCGGGGGTTCTAACCGTGGCTATCAAACTACAGCTATTGGCACAGCACTAGACCATCAGATTATCTATGGTAAGGTTCGTGTTGGTGGCGCTCGTATATACGATGAAGCCACAGGTGAGAATAACAAGTACCTACATCGTGTTGTTGCTGTCGCTGGGCATGAGATACAGTCATTTGATGAAATCTACATCAACGACGAGGTTATAACATTAGATGGTAGCGGAAATGTTACTTCCCCAAGTAAGTACAACGGTAAAGTCCGTATCAAGTTACACTTGGGTTCACCAGATCAAACTGCTGATACCTTCCTTGTAGATGAGTCTGCCCACTGGACTACTCAACACAGGCTCCGTGGTATTGCTTATATGTATGTACGGTTAGCCTTTGATGCTGATGTATTCCCCAATGGTATCCCGGAGATCACAGCTACCATTAGTGGTAAGAAAGTCTATGACCCTCGTACATCAACGACAGCATGGTCAGATAATCCAGCTTTATGCTTAAGGGACTACCTAACGTCCTCTTATGGTATAGCTGAAGACACAGATAACATTGATGATGCTCTGGTCATTGCTGCTGCTAACGTATGTGACCAGACTAACACAGATGCGGGTACAACACGTTATACTTGTAATGGGTCGTTTACTACAGCCTCTACTCCTTACGACATGATTAACGGTATCCTAACGTCTATGGACGGTAGCTTATGGTATGCTCAAGGTAGCTGGAGAATGAAGCCAGCATATTGGACTGCACCTGTACTTGACCTTAATGAGGATGACTTACGTTCTAGTGTCAGTGTATCCACACGTCACTCCCGTAGGAATAACTTCAATACTGTCAAAGGTACATTCCGTGGTGAAGAGAGCAACTGGCAGACTACAGACTACCCACAGGTAACTAACTTAGCTTTCCTTAATGCTGATGGTGGACAGGAGTCCGTAGCTGATGTTGACCTACCATTTACAGATAACTCTATTGAGGCTAGACGTATTGCTAGAATTTCGCTGGAGCGTAACCGACAGCAGCTTACTGTTAATGCTTCCTTTGGGCTAAAGACACTTCAGGTACAGGTGGGTGATAACGTCCGTTTGACTAACACTAGGTTTGGTTGGGATAACAAAGAGTTTGAAGTTATAGCTTGGAACTTTGGTCTTACTGATGGCCTTGACCTACAGACACAGATGACCTTACGGGAAACTGCTGAATCTGTATATGATGAAGTTGATGATGGTGTCGTCTACGAAAGAGATAACACAACTCTCCTGTCACCATTTGATGTACCTGCGGTGGGCTTGGCAGCAACAGTTAGAACTCAAGTAATCCGTGAGAAGCTAACTAACATCATCACACTCAATGTTACCTCTGGCGCACCTGAGAGAATTGACTACGTTGAGGCTGAGTTTAAGCTATCCTCTGATACAGACTGGATTACGCTTGGCACAGGTCAACTTGGTAAGTTTGAAGCCATAGACCTTGAAGATGGTAACTATGACTTTAGGGCTAGAGCTGTCAACACCTTTGGTATCAAGGGTGAATGGAATGAGTTAGACGCCATCAATGCCTCTGGTCTACTTGAGCCACCCTCTGATGTTACAGGCTTTGTAGCTGAAGTTAATGGCCCAGTTATTACCCTCGACTGGAACGCCGTACCTGATCTTGATCTGTCGTATTACATTGTACGATATTCCCCTGATCTGGTTGGTGCAAGCTGGGGTAATGCTCTAACGTATGTCGATAAGGTATCTAGGCCAGCGTCTAGTGTTTCAGTTCCAGCTAGGGCTGGTACATACATGGTTAAAGCTGTAGACAAATCCGGTATTACCTCAGTTAACTATACATCTGTAGTTGTGCCTGTAGCTAACATTGAACCTCTTGCTAATACCTTGAGCCTCACAGACAGCCCAACCTTCACTGGTACTAAGACAAACACTGAAGTTGTGAGTAGTAACCTTCGTATTGACGATTATGTTACAGCACCATCAGAAGGTGAATACTTCTTTAGTAACTATATAGAAACTGGTGATAGTACAGTTAAGAGGTGTCGTGTTTACGTCAGTGGGCTAACGACAAGACATGATGACACTGCTGGCCTATTTGACGACCAACCGGGGTTATTTGATGATGCTCCCGGTCTGTTTGATGACTTGGGTGGTAGCAGTCAATTCTCGGATACTAACATAATAACACTTGTATCTATAACACAGGATGATCCAGCGGGTTCACCTACTTGGTCTGACTATAGTGCAATTAAGGTTGCAGACCTTAGTGCAAGAGCGTTTAGATTTAAGATTAGACTTACGTCTACAGCAAATAACGTAACCCCGTCTGTTTCTGCACTAACAGCTTATGTGGAGTATAACTAAATGTCACAGAATGATCTGGTGATCTCAAACCAAACCTTTCCTGCTACAAGGGCAGACATTACCTCTGCGTTACAAGCCTTGGGTAGTAACAATAGTGGGCCTTCTGCACCATCTACAACTTATGCTAATATGATGTGGTATGATACTACCTCTAACATCCTTAAGATTAGGGCTGAGGCTAATGATGCTTGGATTAACATAGGGTATCTTGACCAGAGTTTAGATACATTTAAAATACTTGATGACACTGTTGTCGCTACAACTGGTGGTGCAACTACAGGACTTATCGGAGATCAATCCACAGCTACTTGGCAAGCTGGTACAGGTACTACTGAAAGTCTTGTGTCGCCAGCTAAAGTATTGGCTGCTATTAATGCAAGTGGTGCTATATCTGAATCCGCAAGAGATGTCACAGGTAGTGCAGGTTATCTTACACTTAGCAACGGGTTTATTTTCCAATGGGACAACTGGAGTTATTCTCACGGGTATAGAAGTTTTCCTATAGCTTTCCCTAATGCTTGTCTTGGTTTTTCATATACTCAACAAAGTGGATGGTACGAAAACTGGAATGGGTACAAAGTAAGTGCCAGTCAGTATTACACAAATAATACCTATGTTGGCACAAACGCATCTCGTGCCACTTACCAAGCTATGTTTTCGATAGGATACTAATATGAAATACGCACATATAGACTCCAGTAACTTTATCCTTGGTTGGTACACAACAGATTTACATAGTAAAATACCAACACCAAACGTAGAGGTCAAAGATAAAACTTGGACTAACGCTATTAACAATGGTCATAACCATGTTACTAATGATGGTGTTACCTCTTACGTTGATCCCAGAACACTTGAGGATCGTGAGAATGAAGTTCGTACTGTTAGAAATGCACTACTTAAAGATGAAGTTGATCCTGTTGTAAGTAATCCCCTTCGTTGGGCTGACATGACGACAGATAAGCAGACCGAATGGGCTGACTATCGTACCTCACTATTGTCACTTACTGACCAACCGGGTTTTCCTGATAATGTGACGTGGCCTACTAAACCAGAATAAGGATGTACTAATGCCCTACAAACTTGGAACACGCAGCCTACAGAACCTGTCGGGTGTTAACCCTGATATGGTCGCTGTAGTTAAGAGAGCAATCGAGATCACTGAGGTTGACTTTACAGTCATCGAGGGTATCCGTCACATCAACCGTCAACGAGAGTTACTCAAGGCTGGTAAGTCAACTACCTTGAACTCACGACATATCACAGGTCATGCTGTAGACATGGTTCCTTATCCTGTCGATTGGGAAGACCTAGAACGCTTTGAGCTTATGGCTGAAGCTATGAAAGAAGCGGCAGAAGAACTCGACATTCCTATCGTATGGGGTGGTGACTGGAAGAGCTTCTATGATGCACCTCACTTTGAACTTGACCGAAAGACGTACCCATGAGCAAAGAGATGATTAACAATAATTTATCAATAGGGTTAATCTTAGGTCTAATTACTCAGGGTGCAGCTATAGTATGGACTGTATCAATGATGATGTCGGACATCGAAAGTAACCGTGACGACATCATGGAGACACAATCTAGGATCACAAGGCTTGAGTCTGCTGTTAATACTCAGGCTGTGTCGATGGCTAGGATTGATGAGAACATTAAAGCTATTCGTGGTGCAGTAGAGGCTATGGCTAACAGGGGGCAGTAGTGTGGCAGTAACTATGGAGAGGCTGTTAGCTTGGAAGATAATGCCACGCTTAATGATGCTAGTTATGACTTTAATGTACATCCGTGTGATTGAGTGGGGCATGAGCCTTGAAGACTTGAGTACACAGCAGAGTGCTATGATTAGTGTCGTTAGTGGTGCTATGACTGGTACAATAGCCGTTTGGCTGGGGAGTGAGAAGAAATGATTAGTATCCTAACGAGCCTAGCTGGACTAGCCACAAGTGTGATCGACAGTAAGACACAAGTTAAGCTGACCGAAGCTGAGATCAAGCGTAAGCAGTTAACTGGTGAGATTGACTGGGACATAGCTGCAATTCAAGCGACACAAAACTCATGGAAAGACGAGTGGATCACACTCCTGTTCTCTATCCCCCTGATACTAGCCTTCTGCGGTGACTGGGGTAATGCGATAGTACAAGCTGGTTTTACTTCACTTGAGGCTATGCCAACGTGGTATCAATATTCCCTCGGAGGTATCGTGAGTGCCAGCATAGGAATGAGGTCAATATCGAAGTTCTTTGGGGGTAAGTAATGGAAAACTTAAAGCTGCCGCTTGCCTTGGTCGCTGCAATGGCTGCACAGTTGACTGCTGGGGTGTGGTGGGTTAGCCAACAG